GAATGAGAAACTACCCAAAAGAATATAAGGACTACCACGGCACACCGGAGCAGATAAAGCGTCGGGCCAGCCGAAACGCTGCGAGGAGAGCAAAAAAACTTCAGGGCGCTCATCTTGCGGGGAAGGACGTTGACCACAAGGACGGCAACCCGTTGAACAACTCACCAAGCAACCTACGAGTCCTTAGCATTGCTCGTAACCGATCCCGAAAGGCGTAGAAAGTGAAGAATCTAAAGTCAGTCATGATCGCGGGTCAGCGTATAAAGATCCAGATGACTGACTTGGACTCAGCCTACGGGCAATACCTTCATGATAGGAAAACGATCCAGCTCGATACCTACCTAACGGATGACGACTTCATCACGACCCTTCGCCATGAAATGATCCACGCAGCCTTCCACATCTCTGGCATCTCATTCTGTGAATCCTTTCAGGAAGAAGCCTGCATCCGCTGCATCGATGAGGTTTTCTTTCCAGCCTACGAACGAATCCTTAAACGCTTAAACCCGCCCGTAAAATAAAATTTTGAGTCGATTCATAACTTACAAACCAACGGCAGACGACGTCGCTGAAGCCTTCAGAAGGTCTAAAAAACTAGGGAGTCTCAAGACATCCTTCACGAACGGGAAAGGGAACATGACGGGCTTCTTAGGAGAAGTCGCGTTCGAGAAAACTTTTAAGCAGTTTACCTACGTCGGCGATAAGTCTTACACGCACGACTACGAATACAAGGGACTCAAGGTCGATGTTAAGGCGAAGAAATGCACGTCGAAGCCGAAGCTGAACTACAACGCTTCAGTAGTGAAGACGAATTTCAGTAAGTTTGAGGCTGACATATATTTCTTCATGCGCGTCCACGAGAGCCTCAAGAAGGTCTGGCTCTGCGGTTGGTCTCATAAGAGGTCCATCATCCACAAGAAAAGGCTCAATAAGAAGGGTGAGCGTGACGCAGACGGATTCCGCTTCAAGGCAGACGGCTACAACATCGAGATTAAGAAGACCCGCAGGCCGGATGCCTTAGAGTCACTCACCATCCGGCGGTGATTCTCTGTAGCTGATGCGGCCCTCCTTTTTGTAGACGGGCCTTATCCCGTTAGGTGCTACGAGGTCTACGAATGCGCTTAGGGGCGCGTCCATGTAAGCCTCGATTACAGCGTCAGGATCGCAATCAAATGTGTTAAGCACGTCCCGCAGGTCTATCCAAAACTCACCGCATAGTTCCTGCCTCCTGATCTGGAGATCTTTGTTTGTCATTCGCTTTATAACCTATATCGTAGATCTCATCGAGGTCAATGCTCCAAACTTTACCCCCTCCACGACCCTCAGAAGTAACGGGTCTTATGTTCTTATTGACTCGACTCCCCTCTTCCAGAGTGATCATGCCCCTACGGCAGAACTCCAAATTACGTGAAGAGCCAACGTCGCGACCGTTGTTCAGATCATGGATCATCACCTGAAACTCGGTCAGAGTCCCCCACCACTTACCCATTTCAGGGTGTATCTCGCGGCATCGCTTGGAGAAGAATTCGACTAGCTCCGCGATTGAGCTGCGGCTGCTGTTGTCGTAGGCCGCGTCTGCAATAGTGAGATCAATGAAGGACTTAACCCCGAACCGTCCAACGTCTTCTATCGGCTTAGGAATCTTCCAGTCCAACAGGAACTTACCAAAGTGGGGCAGCTCCTGCTCGATGGTCCCCTCCAACTGGCTGTTGGGGGGAAAGCTCTTGGTGGACGTGTCGCTGATCAGCAGGGCCATCAGCTTATCTCGGTTACTGGTATCCAGTGAAGGGATCACCGACAGCGAGTTGGCGTCCATGTTGAGGGACAGGGTAACGCGGCCCGTCCAAGGTAGGGACATGGCGTCGGCATACTTGGCCATATACTCGACTCGCGGATTAGCTACCGCGCGCTTGAGGAGTTCGGTTGCGCGCCGCTGGTCTTGGAAGCTGGCCGCTGAGGTCGTATCGTCAATTACCCAAGAGGCGACACGACCTAAGTCTTTGTTAAACTTTGTTTGACCTGACAAATAGTCAGACGCATCAGAGAAACCACCTACGAGTCCGCTGATAACTTTGTTCGACAATAGCGACTTGCCGCGACCTGTCGGCCCGACCAGCAGCAAAGCTTGCCCCTGCAAGGGGACTCTTTCCAAGACGGCAGTGTAGAAACGCTGCATCCACGAATAAAAATAGTCTAGGGCGGGATTGTCCGAGCTGTCCACGAATAGCTGTCCTAACCATTGGTGCAGGAAGGGCCACTTGGCGGGATCGCCGTCCGAGTCCGGCTCAACCGGAGCCAGATTAGAACAGTTGAGAATGCGGCTGCCATTGTAGGTTACAATGCGGTCGCTCGAGAACACAACCGGAGCGATGTCGTCGATGCGGTTGTTGTTGCTGATCGTCAGGAGGGCTTCGTCAACTTCGCTGATCGCTCTGCCGCGCCTGACCCGAATGGAGAACCCCGCCTGCCTAAGCTCGAGCAGGAGCTGCTCCTTCGGGATCGATACCGCGTTCCCGTAGAGTAGCTTAAAGAAAGATCTTCCGTTGAACCAGTATTCGTCCAGCAGCGTCGATAGCTTCTTGATCTCGTAATCCTTGACGAACGCGCCGCCGAAGATGTCAGACCAGCTCATGAATCCTTGGCCTGCTCTGTCTGAATAACAAACAATGCCATCCTCCACGACCTGACATCCGTCTCGGTCAACCCCATCATCGATCCAGAACAGTGGGCCACGAGACCCTACTTCAAATTCACCGAACCACCGATTCGGGAATCGGGATTCAACTTCGGTGGCCACTACGTCGAGAGGGATGGCGGTATCCGAAGACTCGGGCGGTTTCAGATTAACGGCTTTCGACAGGCACGTATGGACTACGTCTGAGGTGACTTGGCCACCTGTTTTAATCCAGTCTTCTCCGAGTTCAAAATACTGGTTAGGCTTCAGCGATGTTTTGTCGAATCCTGCAAACAGCTTATCCATTTTAAGGGACTTGTTTACGTGACGCACAAAGGACTCATACATAGACGGGTCAATCGGCAGGGCAGCGTCGAACTCCCACACCAGTCGCAGGTATCCGCTCTGGGTCCGGCTTGCCCATGTAGGTAAGGGGGTGGATACACATACTTTCTCCAGCTTTTTCTCAAAGCCAGCCCAGTCGATGGGGGAATCATAATCCGCTACTACTCCGTGAATCTTGTGGACGGGGTTATCGTTGCTGACCCGCTTAGACGGGGCGCGACCCTCAACGCACGAATAGAAGACGTGGTCGGTAGAGGGCTTGCTGCACCACTCTCGGTAGTCAGCTTTGTTCTTAAACTTAGGCTTCGGCCATCGTAGGGTATCGAGGCCACCTGCCTTCTCTGCTTTGCTGTCGCGTAGGTTACGCAAATATCTGTAGGTCATATTATTTTGTGTATTGTGTTAGGATTTCTCCCTCTGCATCCAGAGGAATGTCGGGAATCCACTCGGGTGGGGTGGACATAATTTGGGTAATTTTCTGTAGGGTTTCTTCCGCTTTGTCTTCGTCACATTCGCAGATCACTTCATCGTGGACATGGAAGATAATATCTATGCCCGCCTTGTCGATCTCCAACATCATGTAACTGAAAATATCCCGCGCTAGAGCCTGCGAGACGTTCTCCGCTAGGACGCCGCCCCACAATGTCATGTTCCGGTTTTGCCCGTTGCGGTTAAGCTTAGTAACATACTTAACTCGACCGTCGGATAAATTTTTACTCAGTTTGGGGTAGGTTAAAGCCCTGCCCGACGGGAGGTCTAGGACGAGCTTTCTCCCCGTAGACTGAACCCCGTCGTAAGCCATTTTTAGCTTCCGGTCCAATTTTTTCCAGAACTTAGGGACTTTATGAATCCTTGTCCGGTAGAGATCAACGGCACTCCGCGCCTCGTGTTCAGACATATCATACATCTCAGCAAACCGTTTAGCTCCCGCGCCGTAGCCGCAGCCTAAAACGAGTGCCTTAACTTTGTGGCGGAGTTTGGGGTCTTCCTTTTTCAAGGAGCCTTTGTCGCTCGACCAAAGGCCAAACTGGATAGCGAACGCTTCGTAGATGTCGTCGGATTTTTCGATGGCGTCCATTGTTTCCCTGTCGCCGGACAGCCAGCAGAGGGTTCGGACTTCGATCTGGGAGAGGTCCACGACAACCAGCTTCTTACCTTTGGGGGCAGTAATCAGGTTACGCATGTTCACGCCGAACATACCTTCTCGCGGTAAGTTCTGGAGGTTCAGGTTCCCACCGCTCCCGCTAAAGCGGCCCGTGTGTCCACCAAAATACATGAGTCCGCCGTAGTATCGCTCGTCGGGCATCGTCGCGTAGTCAAAGCTCTCGAGCTTCTTCTTTATCGAGTTAATCCGCCGCCAGTTCGTGACCGCCTCGATCCACATATACTTGTGGCCGTGAGCGCGAATCCACCTCTGCGCGTCCACATCAGTCTTGGCGAGCGATGCGGGTGGCTCGATGCCGTTCTTGATGCAGTGTTCATCGAATGCCTTGCGGCTCAGGAGCGGCTTCTCGTCGGCCCAAGGGATCGATTTCTCGGTCTCGAAGATCAGCTCGTTGATGACCTCTTTGGCCTTACGTAGACCCTCGATATCAATCGGGATTCCTCTCTGAACGATGCGGCGATTTGTGAGGCTTATGGCCCTCTCAAAGAGGGACCACTTATCCTCATAAGCTTTCCATAGCCGGAGGCAGAGGACAGAGTCCTTAATGGCATACTCAGACACTTCCTTCTGGAAGTCTTTGTCCATGCCGTCCCACGTCTTGCCCAACATGTTATCGCGGGTCGATTTGGAGATCTCCAGACCGAACGCTTCAGCGGTTGAGTTCTTCAGTGATCGCGGTAACCCGCAAGCGGCAGCCATGTCTGCGGTGCAATGCCACTCGGCAGGTTCTACTTTCGGCCACCATTGCTGGGTGATGCCGTAGAGGTAGAGGGTCTCGTCGAAACTGGCGTTGTGGCTAAGGGCGACCTGTCCCTCCAGCATCGACCAGTTGAAATCTTTGGGGTGGCCGACGAACTCGTAGCCGTCGTCACCGACGACACTGACCATGTAGGCGTCAAAATCGTGATGGGAAAAGTAGCCTAGTGGGCCAAGGGTGCGAATTGAGCAGTCCTTGTCGTAATAGGTCTCGAAATCTAGTGCGTATGTAATCATATTAATTTATTTTTGGGCAGAAAAAAGCCCATCTTGGAACGCGGTCTAGTAGCGTGTATCAACGTCACGCTCTATGGCCGCTGGCAGTCCAAGACGGGCTTCCTGCTATTCTACAGTTTCCAAGTCGAATTCTTGCTGCTCCCCAACAACGTGTTGGAGGGCTTCGCGAACTACCTTCAGCTTTCGCAAGCTGGTGGTGACTTGTTTTCGTTGGTCCTCGACTTCAGTGATCATGCCGTCGAGCATCTCGACCTCCTGCAATAGAAGGTCGCGGGTTTTCTGTTCTTTCTCTTGGTCCGTCATATTTTTAAGGATTAAGCTCCGAGAAAGTTTTTAACGAAAGCGGCAACGTCGTCGTTGACCTCTTCCTTCGACACGGTGAGTGACGGGTTGAACCAAGTGTATTTGCCTTTCGACAACTCTTCCGAAACGAAATTCCAGACCCGGCTGTGGATCGGGATTCCTGACTGAAGGGCGGCGAAGGTGGCGAGACGCTTGTAGGTCGAACGGTATGCGTTCTTCCCCACGTTGATCTTACCTAGTGCGTAGTTGAAGTCACCGATAGGCAACTGGAACGCGTCGTCATTTTTGCTGCCTTCGGGCTGCTGTATAAGCAGAGTGATCTCCGCGAATTCAGTCATGGCCCACTCGGATTCTTCCGCGATAGCCTCTGACTCCGCTTTGGACCATGCGATCTTCGGGATCTCCTCCTCCTCGAAGGGGATGTTCTCGCGCCAGCCTTTTAGAGCTGCCACGGTGACCGCCTTAACTGGAGTGTCGGGTGGTGCGATCTCATACATCTTATCGAAAAGGATCGACCCGACTTTAGCGTCAGATTGAGTCATTTTCTGGCAGATGTTGATGCGGGGGATTTCGATGTCCTCCGTATCAATTACGATTCCGCTTACGTTGGCAAGGCCTGTATCAGCCTTGGTCTCGACTACTTCTTGTTTTTTCTCTTTAGTCATAATATCAATTATTTGTTTTTGGTTTATTGAGTCGCAACACAGTGTCGCTCGTCTGATGTTTCTACGATCCCTGCATCTTCGCAGTCGTCTAAGAAAATTTGTTTGTCGGAGGGGGCCACCTTTTTGGCGACCTTCGCGAGTGGGAAGTTAACCTGATCCAGCAACGTGTCCAGATCAATTCCATGTTTTTTCGCAATCTTCGCGAAAGTAGCATTATCAGAGATTTTTCGGATGCGCCCCATCGAGCGCAGCTTCAAACCGTCGAGCTTCTCACCTTCTTTAAGAGCCTCGAGCGTCTTACGCTTAATAGCCGCCGACCAGTTCTCCACGATCTTCGCTATGTTGAACAGCTCAGAGAGTCTGGCAGGATTATCCACGTCAGTAGGGTCGATGTCCGGCAGAGTAGTATCAAGTTTCTTGGCCACGTTGATAACGAGTCCACCCAATGCGGGGCAGCTATCCTCGTATTTGCAGAAGCGGCAATACTGGGTCGGGGTGCAATCTTCGAGTTCTGGTGTGCCTGTTTCCCACTTAGGTCGAGTGGCCTCACCCGCTTTGATAATGCGGCTTAGGTCGGCGACCAGAGTCGGTAGGTCAGCTCTCGTAAACGTGTGGTGGAGAGTCGCGTGGTGCTGAGGCACGTAGAACGCGAAGATGATCTCCTTAATGTCAGGATACTTCTGGAAGGCTCCGGTGGTATAGGCTTTCGCCTGCCAGTTAGACTCGGGCGGATCGATGATGCTGATGCCCGTCTTGTAATCAGACATGACGGCTCGCTCACCACCTTCGAGGATCAGGAATCGGTCACAGGTTCCCCATGTCGCGGTCCCATCCAAGGCGACTTCGACTTGGATCTCGTTAAGCTCCTCCGCGATCTCACCGAAGTTTTCCATGAAGGCTTTCTCCATTTCTACGATTTGCTCGTAGATCGACAGCTCCTCCTCAGTTTGGAGAGCGGAAGGATCAAAGACTTCGAGTGCCTCATGAATTCTGGTCCCCATCTCGGCTGCGGGTGACGTGCCGTCGCGGCCCGTGTATCCCGCGCAAGCGGCTACGTATTTCAGGCTCGATGGAGAAAACTCCGCGTGACCCCTGTCTGTGTGGTTTGGTTGGTTATTGGAATCCATATTCTAAATTTAATTCGTTGAGTTTGTCTTGGTCCAAGCCGTAGCCCTTTCCGTATCCTAAATCAATAAGGTTCTCTTTTTTTATTAGGTCATCTTTGTAGACCCACCCCTTGAGGTAGACCACTGAGTTTTTTACGATGGCGAGGACATAGACATCGACATCGGGGTTACCTTTTAGGGTAGCGAGGAGCATCCCCTCTTCGTGGTGAGTTGACTTTACGTCATATCGCAGCCCGTTCAGAATACCGTCGGGGCTGCCGCTTCTTGGTTTAAGTCCGAGGTCAGGGAAGACGTTAAAGGCTTTGGCGAAAGCATACTCCGCTTTGAGGCCCATGACATCAGCCTTCGCCCCATCTTGGCTCCCCATCTTGGCGTCCTTCACTCTGGCGCTACGTGCGATCAAAGAGCGGAGCCTGCCGAGTGTTTCACACACAGCGAGTTCATCTGGTTCGATTACTATTCTCATGGGCTGTTTCTATGTTTCTTATTCTTTTTCTTCTTCTTCTTGCCTCCTGCATGTTTAGAGAAGGTGTGCGGGTGTTGGGGAGCGTCTCCGCTGAAGCGCGCGTTAGCATAGCCGCGACTAGGCCCGTGAGTGGGTTTATTTTTCATGTGTTAATGTTTTACTTTCTTTTATATGGGCTATGCATACCTGTGTATGCGGTGTTCACTCTTCGGTAAGCATTACGGTCTAACTGTTCGTTAGGGACTACGCCTCCCGCTCTCCGAAAAGATAAAAGAGCTGACTTAATCCATAAGCTGTTCTTCTTGCTTTTCGTCCACCTATCGACAGCCACGCGCCAATCAATGCCTTTCTTGTATGCGTTATAACCGGACTTTCCAGCGCCGCTGTCGATGTTTCCTCTATTTGTTATTTGCATCCGACAACGGTTTGAGGTTGATTTGAAGTGAGCTGGAGAAGTTACTCAATACATCCTTAGCATAAGGAGTGACATACCAGTAACCGACTTTTTTTGTAGCACCGCTAGCACCACCTTTTTTTGTAGCACCGCCTTTTATTTCGTATCTGATTTCTTGTCGCGTCAGGTTGTGTTGCTCGCAGGCAACCATCGCCCCATAAATTTTGGCGCGGGAAACATTGAATGCTCGACCTACTTCTGCCGTATTGACGCCTACGTCCCTTGATGCGATATACGCGAGCATAGAAAGCCGATCTGTTTTGGTGATACCAGCTTCCAGCAGGTGTGCTACGGACACCGCTATATTTTTTAATTCTATTTTCATTGATGTAGAGTATTTAAGTTATCCGACTTCTGTTCTATGACGCGCATAACATGTTCCTCGACGGAGTTGCTCGCAACTAGGATCTTCTGGATGGCGTCACTTTTTGATCCGTTCCGGTGAATCCGGCCCAGCGCCTGTAGGTGATCCTTGACGTTAAAGGTAGGCGAGATCAACGAGATCCTCTGGCGGTTTCCTTTTATATCGTGCAACGATATGCCCGTGCCACCCGCCGCAATGTTCACGACAATGACGTGTTCGCTATCGTCTTGGAAGTCATCAATTACCTGCTGACGGTCTGCTGCGGTCTGGCCCCCAACAATAGCTGGACACTTTAACAACTGCTGGAGTGTATTAGCGGTATCTGTGAAGTTGACGAAGAGGACAACGCTGTGTCCCTGCTCGACGTAGTCCTTAGCCATCTCGGCCATATCTTTCGCCTTGAGAGACTCGGCTAGCTGACGGGCGCGGAGCAGGTTGACGAGAACCCAGTCGCTGTCCTCCACAGTCCCGTTCTCTATTAAGTTAGTGAGAATCTCTGGCGTGATACCGAGATCCTTATACGCCTTGGCGATCTTGGCGGCAGAGCCAAATGATACAGGCTCCACGAATACGCGGTTCGCTTTAAAGGAATCGGGGAAGTCGCCCACCGTGAGACGCTTCACGTTCTTGCTATACATGACCTTATTGAGATCATTAAGTTTGGTCTTACGGCGAAGCTCCCACGCCTTCCACTCGTTCTGGGCGCAGCCATACTGCATCATCCAACTGAACCAGCTTTTTAGTTCGTCGGAGGAGCGGTTGAGATTGTGGAGACCCAACGCAAATCCTAACGGGCGCATCTCGGTGGGGTCTTCGGCGGCGGTCGCACTCATTGCGTGGACCGAGTAGCCCTGCATAACGAGCGAGATCATTAGCTGCGCGTTCTGCGTGAACGGCCCTTTGCATTTGTGGACCTCGTCCACCAGCACGATAGTTTCTTCGGGCAGTGACCACAGCATGATCTTCTTCCCGCTCTTCGACATCCACTCTGTTTTCCCGTTACGAATTTTCTCGTAGTTCAGGACGAACAGCGGGTCGATGCCTGTCTCTTTCAGCTCGCGCTCCCATGACGGGATGACTGCCTTGGGGCAGAGGACCGCGACGGGCCTGCCGAGGCTCTTGGCTAGGTGGGCCGCTACGACCGTCTTGCCTGTTCCGACGTGGCTCGTGTCGAGGGTATTGCTGCCGCTCGCCTGCTTATTTAAAAAGAAGTCGAACGCCTCTTTCTGTTTTGGATATAAGGTCTTCATCTATTTGAATTATTGTCTATGAACAGACATATAATTCGGGAGACCCACTCCGTCCAGAAAAAAGTTCAACTTTTTTTACCCCTATGTCGCATCTCCTTCAGCGACAGAGGAGTTTTCTTTATACGACCCATAGCTTGAGCTTGAGGAAGAGCTTGAGGAAGAGCTTGATGAAGAGCTTGATGAAGAGCTTGATGAAGAGCTTGAGGAAGAGCTTGA